TTATCCGCCGAACAGGATCCTGATGATGACCAGGCCGATGACCACAACCACCACGGCAATGCCGATCCTCGTCAGCAGCGATGGAGGCGGGTTTCCCGCCTCTTTGAGTAGGTCTTGCTTCATGACCTCGTACCTACCCTGGCTGATCTGCCCTGCCGAGTATCGCCGCTCCAACTCATCGAGCGCCGCGGCGTACTCTTCGACCCGGCTCCGCGCCTTCTTGTTCACAGTCCCCTCGACTCAGTTGATGATGCCGTTGGCGATCATGAACACAACATAGACCGCCACGATCGCGATCACGACGGCGAGGATGGACCTGAGCGGCGAGTTCTGCTTCCGGTCGTCCTGCAACAACCGGTCACGGCGTACCTCGTACTCGGCTTCACTAATCTCCCCGGCATCACGCCGGCGCACCAGGTCATCGAGCCGCTTCACTGATTCGTCGTTGTTGGGCATGAGTGTCTCCTCTATGCGGTTTGTCCTAGCCGGTGGTTGGCCAGGTGTCGTTTGATCGCGTGTCGTTCAGACGGGTGCAGGTGGTCACACCGGTGCCGCAGCAGCCGCAGGTCCACAGTCAGCTGGTCGGCGACCTCTGCCCAGCACTCCCCTGCCCACAAGACCGCATCCACCAGATGGTCGAGAGGGATCAGTCGGCGTGCGGCGAGCAGTTCCGCTTCGTGCTCGTTCAGGTCGTCAAGCGCGTGGTGGCCGGTGTGGCCGAGGTCCAAGTGCGCGAGGGCGTGGGCGAGCGCGGATCGCTTAGCCGGCCATCCTTGCGCACGGTCGATGAGGATCACCTTCCGTCGCCGGCACAGCACTTCGGGGATGCCGCCGAGGGGGCGGTGCCGGATCACCCAGTCGGGGTAGCGTTCGGCTGCGTCTCGGCCGGGGTCGTAGGTCAGCGCTCGGTCGCCGCCTGGTCGATCTGCCACTGGATGAACCTTTCTGACTCGGCCCGTATGCGTTGCCATTCGTCTTTGCTGATGCCGTCTGGTTTGCGGAACTGCAAGTCGTCATCGTGATGGTCGCCACTGACATCGGTCCCCGGCAGCGGCGGTGGCGGATCACCTTCTGCGATGGCCGAAATTGTTCCCGCCGACCACCCAAGGGCGTCCTCGATCTTCCCTTGCGTTGCCAGCTTCGGCCACCGGTTGCCGGCAAGGAACTCGTTGAGTGTGCCGGTGTCGACCTTCGCTGCTGTGCGCAGCCACGCCTGTGACTTCTTGTGGTGAGCCAGCCATGCCTTGATCGCTCGGCGTGCGGCTTGCTCGCCCTCTGTCCTGTTCACCATGCGTCTCCATGTCGTTGAGAGTGACCGAGAACACGAGGGAACCGCAATCAGGCGGGTTTGACCATGTGGGCACTTCATCGCGGAAATACGAGGTTGAAAGTACGCGGTTGTAAGATGCTCTGGCTAGGTGATTCGTACTTGTTCGGACTTTTCCTGCGTTCCCGCTTGACTTGTTCCCACAGGTTCCTACATACTCTTAGGCATGACACCGAACCTCACCGAAGCCGAGATGGCTGAACGTCGGAGGGTCGGCGCGACCATCACAGAACTTCGCAAGAAGGCCGGTTGGCGCGCTGACCAGTTCGCCAACCACATCGGGATCAGCCGGCCGTACCTGTCGAACATCGAGGCGGGCCGGAAGCCGATCACCAAGGTTCTGCTTGCACGGATCGCTGACGCGCTCGACGTGCCGCAGATCGCGATTGCCCGCCCGGAGTTGTTCGACCAGGCGGCATGAAGGAAGCCCTCACCCGCTGCAACGGATGAGGGCCAGAGAACCGAAGTTCAAACTCACAGGAAGCATAGCAAATGACGGACACACAGGTCAGCATCAACCGGATCGAAACGGAGACGATGCTCGTCCCGATCAAGGGCACGACTCCCCTGATCGTTCACAAGTTCAGCGAGAAGGCGAAGCGCCAGATGTTGGACGCTCAGCAGGGCCGCAAGACTCCGAAGGAGAAGCGTGACCCGCAGGCCGACTATGAGGCGTCGTTCTACCGGACCGAGAACGGGTACGGCTTCCCGGCGGTGGCGTTCAAGGCAGCCACGATCGGGGCGGCCAGGTTCTACGGCAAGTCGGTGAAGATGACCGAACTCCGCCAGTTCTTGTTCTTCAAGGGCGTGCTGAGTGACGCGGACCCGCAGCCATTGATCCCGATCGAAGGTACGCCGCGCATGCGGGAGGACGTTGTTCGGCTGGGGATCAGTGGAACGGACCTTCGGTATCGACCGGAGTTCCCGGAGTGGTCGGCACTTCTCGAAGTGATCTACGTGGCGTCGGCGCTGACGAGGGAGTCGGTGCTGTCGCTGATCGATGCCGGCGGGATGGGTGTGGGTGTTGGTGAGTGGCGCCCGGAGAAGAAGGGCGAGTTCGGCACGTATCAGATCGACACGGATCGTGAGGTGACGTTCGCATGATCATCACGGCAGGCATGGCACGGCAAGGTCAGGCGCGTTGCGGCAGGGCTCGACATGGTTTGGCAGGCGCGGTCAGGCAGGGCGCGGCAGGGCAGGGCTCGGTAGGGCGCGGCCGGGCTCGGTGCGGCACGGCTCGGCAGGCAGGGCAGGGCTTGGTGCGGCGCGGCATGGCTTGGCGCGGCAGGCAGCGCACGGCAAGGCTGGGTCCGGTAGGGCTCGGCTGGGCGCGGCACTGCGTGGCAGGTGTGGCATGACCAACCTCCGCGAAGCGCTCCAATCCATCTACGACCAGCGCGGACAACTCACACCCGCGCTGGTCGTAGAGACCGCCAAGAACACCGACCACCCACTCCACCATCGGTTCGAGTGGAACGACGAAATCGCCGGACCCAAGTACCGGGAAGTCCAAGCACGCGAACTGATCCGCTCAGTGAAGATCACCTACGCCGAGACCAAAGGTGGCGTACCGAAACAGGTTCGGGCATTCGTGCCACCGCGGCAGGCGTCCGCGCCGAACGTGTACATCCCCACCGGCGAGGCGCTCAGTGACGACTTCACCAGGGCTCTCGTGCTCCGTGAGTTTGAACGCGCACTGATCGCGCTGAAACGGCAGTACGGGCACCTCAGAGAGTTCGACCAGATGGTTCGGGCCCAACTGGACGAGGGGGACGCGGCATGACCGGCATCGAGCTACGCGCCGAAGGCACAGACGCGGTCATTACTGCTGATGTTGCGCCGCACCGCATGGCCGGACCGCACATCAAAGCGGCCATCGCCGAACTCGCACAGTCCGGCCGCACATTCGATGCAGACGACGTGCGGGCGCTGCTACCGGAGGACGTGGTGCCGCATTCACCGAACCTGCTGCCGGCGCACATGGGTGCCGCTGCGGCGAAGGGGCTGATTGTGCCGGTCGGTTTGACCCGGCCGCGGCGTGCGTCACGCAGGTCGTCTCGGAATCTGTTGTGGGTGGGGGTGGCGGCATGAACAGACAGACACCACCGTCACAGGCGGCGCTGGATGCCGGATGGCAGCCGTGGATGCGGTCCACGGATCCGCGCACGATCGCCGCGGCGCTTCGCACGGCCAGGTCGAACATCAAGCGGTTGAGCGATCGGCAGCAGCAGACGCTCGCCATTCATTTCCAGCCGGTGCCGGACCGGTACCGCAAGGAGGCGTCATGAGCAAGGTCATTGAGTGGGATGAAATCAAGGTCGGGCAGGTCGTGAAGATCACCCTCGAGAAGGCCACACCGCAGGCGTTCAACTGCCGGGTGAGGTCGATCTACGAGGGGATGGTTGATCACATCTATCCCGGCGGATCGGTATCGCTCAGGGGTGCTGGACCTTTGACCAGTTCCGGAGGCTTCTGGGATATCTCGGTCGAGCTGATCAAGGACGTGGAACCGGAGCTGCCCGAGGTGCCGGACGGCTACCTGATCATCAAGAATCCTGACGGTTACGCCAGTTACGGCGCGCTCCGCACATACGCGAAGTATGTCCGGGGTGCCGAGTATCCGGCTGCTGCATCGATTGTCGATGCATACGCGGATGCGTTGGAGCGGGAGGCGAACCGATGAGCGACTACAGCAACCTGCTCGACGTGATCACCAAGGACCGCGAACTGCCTGACGGGTGGGACACGTGGGGGATTAAATCCACCCGACCTGATCTGACCACACGCAACGGGTTCCAGTGGCCGTTCCCCGGCGGTGTGGCTGAGGCGCCGAACATGCTGGACCACAACGGCAGCTGCCCCCGGGAGGAAGGGGATGGGTTGTGTGTGGCGACGACTTGGGCGGGTATGGCGTCTGGTGGTTTCCCGGCGCGCACCTTGTTGCTGGTTGCGTACAACATGGCTGATGCTCGCGGTGATCAGGTCGGGAAGTGCCGGGTTCCTCGGGTTGCGGTTGTTGATCTTGTTGATGGTGAGCGGCTGGTGCGGGATCACGGCGCAAACTCCTACCTGCGCGGGGCGAACCTGTCCGGGGCGAACCTGCGCGGGGCGGACCTGTCCGAGGCGGACCTGCGCGGGGCGGACCTGTCCGGGGCGGACCTGTCCGGGGCGGACCTGTCCGAGGCGGACCTGCGCGGGGCGTACCTGTCCGGGGCGGACCTGTCCGATGCGAACCTGTCCCGGGCGAACCTGTCCCGGGCGAACCTGTCCGGGGCGGACCTGTCCGGGGCGAACCTGTCCGATGCGAACCTGTCCCGGGCGAACCTGTCCCGGGCGAACCTGTCCGATGCGAACCTGTCCCGGGCGAACCTGTCCCGGGCGAACCTGTCCGAGGCGAACCTGTCCCGGGCGAACCTGTCCCGGGCGAACCTGTCCGAGGCGTACCTGTCCGGGGCGTACCTGTCCGGGCATGACGTGGATGATCTTCGCTCCCGTGGGGCGGTGATCGTATGAACCCTTCCCCTGCCCTGGACGTGATCGGCCTGATCGGCCTCACCGCGCTGTTCGTCCTGTTCTACCTGCTCGTGGCGGCGATCTGATGACCACCACCCGCAAGATCACCCGCCGCCCGATGATCAACGCCGACGCCACGATCGAGAACGTCGAGTTCCTACTCGCCGACAGCGTCCACCCCACGCAGATCGCCGCCCGTACCGGGTACAAGCATGTCGATCACCTGATCCGCATGCTCCGCCGGAAACAGCGCGACGACCTCGCCACCCAGTTGTTCGCCGACCGTGACGAACTGCGCGTCGGCGCCGGAGCCCGGAAAGGACGGATCGCGGCATGACCAGGATCGTGCAGCACTTCTCCGGCGACTGGATGCTGATCAGCCCATCCGGGCAGATCGGGGGCCGGTTCGCCAGCCGAGAGACCGCCGAGGCGTGGCTCGCACTGGTCGAATCCGCGCCCGTCCAATGCCCCGCTGACTGCATCGCGGGCGAGGTCGACCACAACCCTGAAGGTGTCGCCCGCTGGGGCCAATGCCACCTGTGCGGCGGCGACGGATGGGTCGCGACCTGCCCCCGATGCCACGGCGCCGGCTGCAGCACCTGCAGTAACGGGCTGATCCCCGCCGACCGGTACGACGACCTGGCGGCGTCATGATCTTCTGCCGCCGCTGCGACCGCACGTTCGTCACCCGGACCGCCCGCACCTACCACCGGTGCGGCACCGACGAATACGACACCGACCGGTACGAAACCGACCACGAACACGACCCCGAACCGTGGGAATCCGACCTCGCCGAGGACCGGATGCTCCAACAGATGGAAGGCGGCTGATGATGGACACCCGACGGATCCCAACGCATGCGCCGGGCTCGGACGGCTGGGCGCAGCAGCGCGCCACCGGTCTGGGCGGCTCCGAAGTCGCCGCGGTACTCGGCCTGTCGCCGTGGGAGTCCCGGTTCTCACTGTGGCATCGCAAGTCCGGGCTGATCGGGCCGTCACCAGACATGCCGGCAACCGAATGGGGTCGGCGGCTCGAAGCGGTCATCTTGGCCAAGTGGGCCGAAGACCGGCCCCTGGCGAACCTGCAAACCGGGCTGACGTACCTCCGCGACGGCTGGCAGATCGCGTCACCGGATGCTGTCGCCACGTTCGCCGACGGTGCTGTCGAGCCGGTCGAGATCAAAGCGCCGCAGTACGACGACGAGTGGGGCACCCCCGGCACGGATGAGATCCCGCCCTACTACCTGACCCAAACCCGCTGGTACCTCCACATCGGCGGCTGGAAACGGATCCATGTTGCTGCGCTGTTCCGCGGCATCGATTACCGCGAGTACGTCGTCGAGCAGGACGCCGATGATATCAACCTGATGGTCGCCGAGGGGCGCCGGTTCCTTGACTCGATCGCCGCCGGTGAACGGCCAGACATCGATGCCCACTCGGCCACCTATCAGGCGGTGAAGCAGCTACATCCGCTGATCGAGCCTGTCCGCGTCGACGTACCGGACGATGTCGCGTTGGCGTATGTGGAGGCGGTCGCGGCCGCAAAGTCTGCGGACACGGCGAAGACGGAGGAGACAGCCCGATTGGCCGACCACATGGGCAACGCGAAGGCCGCGGTGTGGGACGGACACACGATCGCGACCAGGCAAGCCCGCGGCGACGGCACACCGTATGTCGTCGCTTCCAGGAATCTCACCCGATATGCGAAGGAGATCGCAGCATGACGAGCATCAGCAATGCAATGGCACAGAGAGACAACAGTCCGGCCGGGCTGGTCGGGCAGTACAAGAACGACTTCGCGACGATGCTGCCGTCGCATGTGAACGCCGACCAGTGGGCGCGGGTCGCGATTGGTGCGCTTCGGCGTGATCAGAAGCTGGCCGAGGCTGCGGCGAGTGATCCCGGCGCGTTCCTGGCTGCGCTGTCGAACGCGGCACGGCTCGGACTGGATGCCGGCAGCGAACAGTTCTATCTGACCCCGCGGAAGGAGAAGGGTCGCCCGACGGTCCTCGGGATCGTTGGTTACCAGGGGCTTGTTGACCTGATGTACAGGGCCGGTGCGGTGTCGTCGGTGATCGCCGAGGTCGTGTACGAGCATGACGAGTTCGCCTACCAGCCTGGCCGAGACGAGCGGCCGGACCACAAGATCAACTGGGATTCCGATGACCGCGGGAAGCTGCGTCTGGTGTACGCGTACGCGGTGATGAAGGACGGTGCGACGTCGAAGGTGATCGTGCTGAACCGGGCTGAGATCAACCGGATCAAGAAGTCGTCGCAGGGTGCTGATTCGTCGTACTCGCCGTGGCAGAACCATGAGGCGGCGATGTGGTTGAAGAGTGCTGTGCGGCAGTTGGCGAAGTGGGTGCCGACATCGGCGGAGTACCGCAAGGAGCAGTTGCGGGCGGCGCAGGAGGTTGCGGCGGAGCGTGCGGCCCGGGAGGCCGGCCCGACTGTGATCTCGGCGGCGGTACAGCCGGGGCAGGGCGAGTACGTGGACGAGGTGACCGGTGAGGTGCTTCAGGCGACAGCGGCCGGTGACGAGCCGGTCGAGGGTGAGCTCGTTGATGGTGCTGGTGAGGATCCGTGGAAGGACGCGGTGAAGCCATGAACCAGGATGCGAGGCCGCTGCCGGCGGCTGAATGGCAGGCACCGCTGTGTGGTGTTTGCGCGGGTGACACCGACGACGGGGGCGGCCACTTCGTCTGCTATGACTGCGGTCTGAGTTTCGACCCGGAGCGTGATCTCGCTGCCGAGTTCATCGACCCGGAGACGGCTGTGTGCGCGGCGCCGTGCGACAACAAGTGGCACGGCGACAACAAGATCACGTTCGGGCGCGGCTGGCAGTGTTTCCCGTGTGCGCTCCCGGCCGGTCATTCAGGTGTCCACTGGTCCGGGTGTACCCCCATCGCGCTGGAGCTCGGCGCACACGTCTGCGTGGCCTGCCCGGTGTGCGGACGCTTCGGCCCGTGCGACTGCCCGGAGGTCAAGCCGTGATCGTCACAGAGTTCACCGTCCACGGTCTCCCAGCCCCGCAAGGCAGCAAACGTCACGTCGGCCGCGGAATCATGATCGAGTCCTCGAAGAACGTGAAGCCGTGGCGGGAGGCAGTGAAACACGCAGCCCTGGACGCGATCGACGGCAACTCCCCTGTTGAGGGACAGATCCGCCTATCCATCGTGTTCTGGATGCCTCGCCCGAAGTCGCATTACGGCACCGGCCGCAACGCTTCGGTGTTGAAGTCTTCGGCCCCGTTCTGGTGCGCCAGGACGCCGGATTTGTCGAAGCTCGTTCGTTCCACGGAGGACGCGTTGACTGATGCGGGTGTGTGGCGTGATGACGCGCAGGTGGTGCACCTGAACGTGTCGAAGGTCTACACCGAGGGAGCGCCAGCGGCAGTGATCACGGTCGAGCTACACCTCAACGACCATCCCCTCGGCGGTGCAGCGTGAGGAACCGCTTCCACCCCGACAACCCAAACGGCTGCGACATGACGAAGGCCATGCCCATCCTCGCCGCCACCATCGCGGCCGCAGCTCTCACGGCCGCCGGTCTGGTGGTGCTGGTGATGGCTGTGATCAACACCCAGGACGACTACACCGACATCGACGAACAGGACGACTGATGCACGACTTCAACAGGATGGATGACGAGTTCCGCAAGGGATTCCGCGCCATGATCGCCATTTGGCTGATCGCACTGGCCGCTGCGCTTGGTGTGGTGGCGGCGCTGATCTGGGCTGCGATCCACATCGTCGGGGCGGTTACGGCATGAGCGATCAGAGCTATTTGGACTATCTCCGAGAAGAGGCGGACGGTGCCGAGGGCAAGCTGTTCCTCGAAACGGATCGGGTGTGCCCCGGCGCACATGACGCCACGCAGCATCGGGACGGCAAGCCGCCGTGGTGCAAGGCGTGCGGCCGCACCAATCGTGGCGTCTTGATCAAGGACGTGACCGCATGACCGCCCGCGAGTTCGTCGTGTTCAACGCCGCAGGCCGCGAAGTCGACTGGGTTGTCCCGTACATCAGTCACGGCACGATCGCGCCGGGCCGCTACTCGGTCCACAACGGCCACCACGACTACGAGGTGCGTGTGCCGGAGGGTGGCCGGTTCGAAATCCGCGACAGGAGGGCAGCATGAGTGATCTTGTACGGGACCTGCGGGCCAAACTGGCAGCCGCCAGCCCGGGGCCGTGGGAGTTCTACGAGAAACACACCCCGGAAGGTGCGGGAAGTATCCATGCACCCCGATTAGGGGATGAGCAGGACGATACGATTGCGACGCTCATTCTTGACCGGGAGGACGCCGACCTGATCGTGGCGCTGGTGAACAACGCGCCCGAGCTACTGGATGAGTTGGAGCGGGTCACCACTGAGCGGGACGAGGCACGGGCCGCGCTGGGCCGGGTGTGGACACTGGCGGACTCGTTGATCAGTGGGCGCGACCCGGAAACCGACACGCGAATCTTCGACCCGTGGGACGTGGACGAGATGCTCCGCGTCGCCATCGACAGGACAGGCGGTGCCGAATGAGCATCCTCACCGTCACCCAAACCAACCGATTCCACGACAACCCGACCGACCCCACCGTGCACATCCACACCTACCAGTGGACCGGCACGGCCACCGAAGCCTGCAGCCGGAAGTGGGCGCTGCTCGAAACGTCACGGGCCGACATCAAACTCGAGGACTGCTACTTCCGGATGCTCGCCGCGCACGATCGGCCGCGGTTGCGGCTTCGACGTCACCTTCGCCGACCAGCCCGACATGCAACCGTGAATCTGCCCGCCGCCGGCGCCAGAACGGCCGCCCGGTGAAGCTGACCGTGACGGTGCCGGACCTGCCGAACGCCGCCTGCCGCAACGATCCGCTGTTCGACCGGCGCGACGAAATGCAGCAGCTCGCGATCTGCCGGTCGTGTGCCGAGATCTTCGCCTGCTACCACCATGCCCGCAAGAACCGTGAGGTCGGCACGTGGGGTGGGCACGTGTTTCCTGAGCGTGGGCAGACGGGCCCGATCCGTCTGCTCGGGAAGGGGGCGGCGTGATCGGCACACCTCACCTGTTGAGGGTTGCGGCGTTCGATCGGACCCTGTCGTCGTCGGCGCGGATGAATGCGGTTCGGGCGGCGTTCCGGCTCGAGTTGGCCGGCCCAACCAGTGCGGGCGCCGATGTGGAGCCGGCGATGCGGGTGCTGCGGAAGGTCGTGTCGCTGCATGAGGACGGCCAGCGGTCCGCGTCGTCACTGCTACTTGATCAACTCGTCGCCGGCGGGATGCCGTTCGCCGACTCGTGGAAGGAGAACTGATGCTGAGAAGCGGAGACCTGCCGAACTTCGACGGGCGGCCTACGGTGCGGTTGCACCAGGGGATGCCGGAGAAGGGGTCTGTTGCTGCCCTGTCCGACTCGGCGTTCCGTCTGCTGATCGAAGCGATCTGCTACTGCGGTCGTGAGGAATCCAACGGCCGTGTTCCGAGCGTGATCTTGAACCGGTTGGCGACGAAGCGCACTGCGATCAAGGAGCTCGTCGACCGGGGGCACATGGAGTCTGTCGATGCCGATACGTGGTTCCTGACGGACTACCTGCGATGGAACCGGTCAGATGCGGAGATCCAGGCGTTCCGGGAGTCCAAGGCGCAGAGCGGGGTGCTCGGCGCGCACAACAGATGGCATGTGCCGAGACGTCAGAGAGTGAAGGACTGCCCACACTGCTACCCGGTGAAAGGGGTCGAAAGTGCATGACATTCGCTATGGCAACTCGATGGCACCTGCCATGGCGGGGCCTATGGCAAACCGATGGCAAAGCGATGGCAACGTGATGGCTAAGTCAGACTCAGACTCAGACTCAGACCTAACTACTCCTGTTACGTCTCTCTCCGAGACCAAGATCGCCGCCGCGAACGTCGACGAGACGACTCATCCCTCCGAACTGCGGACTGCCCTCGGTTCAGTGCTCGTGGTTGCTTCAAATTCCGCCCTGCAGTCTGTAACGCGCGAGGATTTCAAGCAGCGGCAGCAACAAATCGGGCACCTCGACTTCGACCCGATCTGTGAGTGCACCGAAACCGACTACGACGACCTCGGATGCAGCCGCGTCGCCGCCTGGCTCGGCTGCCCACCCTGCGGCCACACGTTCTGGGCATGCGACCCCTGCAGGGCCGAGATGCCCACCTCCCCGTTCCGCGGCTCCTGCGGCGACTGCGGGCACACCAGCCATGCACGAGCCGTCCGATGGGAGCCGCTTCGATGATCACCGTCACCCGCCATCAAGCCACCGCCCTCGTCACCCTCCTGCGCACCATCCGCAGCGACTGGGACGAACGCACCACCCTCGACGCGCTCGCTGTCGCCGCCCACAACCGCAACCTCCCCGACCTCGCCTACGGCGCCATCGCCACCGCCCTCGACCCCGCATCCCGCACACCCAGGGCACTCACTTTCACCGACCACGAGCACTGGCGCCGCACCATCCGCACCGACACCTGGGCGCCCCCGACCCGCGACCAGGAATGCGCCACCCACCCCGGCGGCTGGGCAGACCACTGCGCAGGCTGCAGGGCCGACCGTCTGGCCGCCCACTGATGCCCGCCTACACCGACACCGAACGCGGCCTCATCCGCGCCTGCGCCGCGATCGTCGAAACCTCCGGACGCACAGCACTCGCCCTGCGGCTCCTGGCGCTGCTCCCAGACGATCCCAGCCCCCAACCCGACCCCGAGGTCACAGACCAGCCCCCGAACCCGCCAGAACGCCACACAGCCCCGAAGACACCCGCTTGCGACCAAGGAGACCATCAATGAGTGAGCTCACCCCACTGCAGCGCCTCGCGCAGATCGTTGAACTGGCCACCGAAGTCGAGATGACCCTCGCTATAGGAGCACCCAACCCCGGACTGCACACCGACCATGTCCGCCGGTCCGTACCCGGATCCCGGCCCCCGACCGACGTGGCTGCACTGCACGCCTCCATGCCGGGCGAACGCAACGGGCTCCGGGCCGAACTCGTCACCAGCGTGCAGATGATCATCGAGGAGATGGCCGACGAACCCGGGCGCACCGCCGACATTCCCGACTGGCCGAGCGACACCTGGTCCGGTATCTGCGAATGGCTGCGACTCACATCGGCGTGGTGGATGAGGCAGCCGTGGAGCGTCGACGTGGAAGCCGGGATCCAGCGGGTGCACGCCGAACTGCGACACATGGCCAGGGTCCCGAAGCCCTTGCGGGTCGACTGCACAACCCATGGGTGCCACGGTTCGATCTTCCCGGAACTCAGGGAGACTGCCGAGGGACCAAGGTTCTATGCCGAGCAATGCGAGAACGGGCACCTGGTGGACAGACATGAGGCCGTCAGGCGAGCGTACCGGCTATCCGACTATCCGCTCTCCGAGATCGCGGGCATGATCGACATACCCGTGAAGACCCTTCACCGATGGGCGAAGAGCGGGGCCATCACCCCGGTTCGACGGGCAAGGAATGCCGCGCTCTACAACTTGGAGGCGGTGCGCCTGGCTGCGACACGATTGCGACGCGCAGGGTGATGCTTGCGAAGGTCGCACCCCCATGTGAGAATGTCCGCAGGAGAACTCTGTTCTGAACATGAGCGTCCCGGCGGTGCTACCAACACCCCGGGACTTGGCCCACTTCTATTGGAGAGAAGATGAGCGATACAGATACTAGCACTAGCGTCTATCGCTACTACGACAGGCACAAGGTCTTGCTGTACGTCGGCGTCACGGCACGAGGCGTGAGTCGCAACAACGAGCACAACTCTAAGCCGTGGTGGGGGTTCGTCTCATCGCAGAAGATCGAGCACTACCAGACGCGCAAGGAAGCACTGAGCCGGGAGTCCTTGCTCATCACAGAGTTCCAGCCTCCCTTCAATGTGCAACAGAATCCCGCATCAGAACTGGCGCGTCGCGCATACATGCAGCATGTGGCAACCGCCGCACCTGACGCACCCGCAGCACACGAAATGCCGAAGTGGCTGACCGCTGGTATCACCAAGCAGGGTCGCATTGTGATCGTGTCTGCGACTGGCGGCGGCGTGCTGAAGTTCGTTCGCAACGAAGGTAAGCCGTCGGTCACCGGCAAGGGTTCAGTGATCGAGCATGTAGGGCACGACGGGACGGCACTCAACATCCGCGTCAGAGGTAATGGATGGGAGTCTGCGACCGGCGCCCGCATCATGCTGGGATATCCGACAGGGAAGGTTGTCATCAAGCGCATCGAGGCAATCACCACCTGAACGTCATTCCCTGAAACAGCCTCGGCTCAAGCTCGACACCTTGATCGCTGAGGCCCGGGCCATGTTCGGCAACCCACGGCCTTACGCAGGGTCTTGGACTGAGGCCGACCTTTAACTGGTAGTCATCCCCCGGGATTGACTGCCCCCCACCATCTTCGGCCCGGCCGGTTTCCCCCGCCACAATGGCGCAACACCCGTCGACCACCGGGCCGAACCAAACGTTCGGCCAGCCGCGACCACCCGAACCACAACGCACCAAGGCCACATCGGGGCGAGCAAGCTGGCCGGCACTACCCCGACCGGGAGCCAAGCGATGCCAACCCGCGCACCAACACGCTGCTCCACACACCGCCAACTCAACTGCCCCCACTGCACCAAACCCTGGGCGCGCAAACCCAAGACATGGACAGGCGGAAGCACCAGAGCCTGGCGCAAAGTCCGAGCCCAACGCCTCACCATCGAACCCCTGTGTCGACAATGCGGCCAACCCGCTACACAGGTCGACCACATCGACGGCACCAACTACGCAACACAGCGATACGACATCAACATGACTCGCAGCCTCTGCGAACCGTGCCACCGAACCCGCACCGCCCACCAAGGACGCAACAGCCAGGGGTGACCCCAAGGGGGTTCAGATCACAAACACCAACCGCCCCGGACACCGCCGGTCGGTCCGCCGCATACCGACAATCATTTTCATCTTTTGTGAGGGGGCGTCATGGGTGCTCGTGGGAAGTTGAAGATCGCTTCGCATTTGTCGGCTGTTCCGGTGGGTTCTGCTGCTGCGGATGTGCCGCCTACGGCTCCTGTGAAGCCGGAGGATGTGGAGATTGACCCGGGTTTGTCGGAGTTGTGGGATGAGGTTGTCCCCGAGCTTGACAAGGCGGGGCTGGTCACGTCTTCGGATGGGCCGGCGATCGAGATGTGTTTGCGGCACATGATCATGGCGCGTCGGGCGTTTCGTCAGGTCGATGACGTGATGGTTGATGATCCTGCGCATGGTGGTCAGAAGAAGCATCCTGCTGAGGCTGTGTTCCGGTTGGAGTCGGCCGCGTTCTTGGAGTACGCGAAGCAGCTGGGGATGACTTTCATGTCGCGGGCGCGGACGCCGAGCCAGAGGGGCGACGCTGATGGCGAGAACCCGTTCGCGTCGGCCGCTGGCGGCTGATCTCAGACCCTACTCTGTGTCCTCGGTGTAATGCCGGGATCGGATTCTTTCTCAACAATCCTGACATCTTGGTTGCGGCTGCCGAGTACGCAAGGAGAACGCGAGCGAGGTAGCCATGTCCCGACAGCGCCCTTTAGCTAGCCCGCTGTCGGGAGAAGTGCTCGCGTATCTGGAGGCTCGCGGGTACCCGATTCCGACGATTGTTCCTCGTGTGCGGACTCCGGAGCCTCGGAATGTGAAGGGCGCCGTGTTCAGTTTTGATGCTGTGGATCGGCGGATCGCGGCTTTGCGGCACTTGAAGCATACGAAAGGTAAGTGGGCTGGCCGGCCGTTGGAGCCGAACGCGGTGCAGGTGGCTTTCATCATTGCCCCGGTGTTTGGCTGGTTGCGGCCTGATGATGACGGGAATCTTGTCCGGATCATCCGTGACGTGTATGTGGAGATGCCCCGCAAGGGCGGCAAGGCGCTCGCGCTCGACACGGAGATCTTGACTCCGGGCGGCTGGTCCACGATGGGCGAGTTGATGCCAGGGGATCATGTGTTCGGCGCGGACGGCCGACCAACGCGGGTGACACACACCAGTGAAGTGTTCACTGGCCGCGATTGCTATCGGGTGACGACGACTGATGGTCGGACTGTCGTTGCTGATGCTGAGCATCTATGGACCGTCAAGGATCGACAGCATAAAGCGAGCCGGGGTGGTGAGCGCTGGCTGACGCTCACCACGCAAGAGCTTGTTGATCGGGGCGTCACGCGCGGTGTGGCACGGCCGGAGTACCGGTGGTCGCTTCCACGGCAGCATGCGCTGGTGACGGGTGAGGCTAGCCTCCCAGTTGATCCGTACCGGCTCGGCGTCTGGCTTGGCGATGGCACAACGGCGAGTGGCGCAATTTCGGTCGGCTTCGACGACATTGATGCCATGAGTGAACTGTTGGGCGGCGAGGTGTCGGCGCGCCGGCACCGGACGTGCTGGACTGTCACTGTTCCGGGCTTACGAACTTCGCTACGGGTGGCGGGATTGCTCGGGAACAAACACATTCCGAGTGAGTACATGACGGCATCGTTCGAGCAGCGGTTGGCGCTGCTGCAGGGCCTGATGGACACAGATGGAACCATCGACGCGGACCGGGGCAAGGCGTCCTTCTCGGGAGTCAACGAGGATCTAGTCCGGAGTGTGGCGACGCTGGCGCGAACGCTGGGTTTCCGTTCCACCGTGAGCAGCGGGCCGGCTGTCATTGACGGACGCCAGGTCGGTACCCACTACCGGGCATGCTTCCATGTTGCCGAAGGTGACCCGCCTGTTTTTCGACTGACACGGAAGATGGAACGGTGCGGTCGCCCGTCCATGAAGGGCAACCGGTTCGTAGTCAGTATCAAATCGATTGAGCCGGTCGATTCGGTCCCGACTCGGTGTATCAAGGTCGACCGCGAAGACGGGCTGTTCCTCGCCGGCCGCGAACTGATGGTCACGCACAACACGAGTCTGGTGTCTGGCTTGGCGATGATTATGGGCTTCGCTGATGGTGAGGCTGGGTCTGAGGTGCTGCTGGGTGCGGCATCGAAGGATCAGGCGGGGGCGGCGTTCTTCCCGCTGGCGCAGGTTGCGCGTGGTTCGAAGGTGCTGGCGGATGCGGGTGTTCGCGCTTTGCAGGGCAAGATTGTGCGCGACGCGGATGGGTCTGTCGTGAAAGCCGTGTCGTCTCGCGGTGACTTGGCCCATGGCGCGAACGTGCACTGCGGCCTGATTGACGAGCTGCACGTTCACAAGTCACCTGACCTGCTGGAGGCGATCGAGTCCGGTACGGGTGCGAGGTCGCAGCCGTTGGTGTTCATCATCACCACTGCTGATGACGGTCAGACCACTAGCGTTTATGCGCAGCGCCGCGACATGGTTGAGAAGGTCGCGAAGCGGACTATTAAGGCCCCTGCGATGTATGGGGTGGTGTTCGCCGCCGATGATGACGATGATCCGTTTGCGGAGTCGACGTGGATCAAGGCGAACCCGTTGTATCCGGTTACGCCGTCTAAGTCGTCGTTGGAGTCGGCTGCGGCTAAGGCTCAGTCATCGAGTGCTGGCAAGGCGTCGTTCATGCGGCTGCATTGCGGGATTCGTGCCCGTTTGGATGCTGCGTTCATCGACTTGGCGAAGTGGGACGCGAATCGCGGCATTGTTGACGAGAAGGAGCTTGCCGGCCGGCGGGCGATCGGCGGCCTGGACTTGGCGTCGGTGTCTGATGTGACGGCGTTGGCTTGGCTGTTCCCGGACGACAGTGGCGGATATGACGCGCTGTGGCGGTTCTGGATTCCTGAGGCGTCGCTGGATGCGTTGGATGGCCGCACTGCCCGTACCGCGTCGTCTTGGGTTGCTGACGGTTGGTTGACGCTCACGCCGGGTGATGTGACGGACTACAACTTCATCCGGACCCAGATCAACACCGACATGGATGTGTTCGATGTGGAGGGTTTGGGCGCTGACCCGTGGAACGCGACTCAGCTGCTGAATGATCTGCAAGAGGACGGCGCCCCGGTCGAAACAGTCCGCCAGGGTGTGCAGAGCCTGTCCGCGCCGATGAAGGAACTGGATCGGCTGATCCGGGCTGGCACGTCGAGGCGGCCACTGTTCCGGCACGGGGGTAACCCGGTGGCGCGGTGGATGGCTGACAATCTGCGCGCCCAGGTGGACAGTAACGGGAATGTGAAGCCGGACAAGGCGAAATCAATGGACAAGATCGACGGCATGTCGGCGGCGATTACGGCGTTGCATGTGGTGCTCGCTTCGGAGCAGGCGAGGTCGGCGTACGACAATCATGACGACCTGATCGTCTTCTGAGCCGGGAGGGGCGCATATGGGCTGGTTTCAGCGTGTCTTCGGCGGGGAGATTGATTCGTACGACCCTGCGCAGCGGGTGTTGCCGGAGCCGTACAACCCGTACATGGGTGTGGCCGTGGCGGACCCTGGGACGCCGTTGCTGCCGGCGTTGGAGATGCATGCTGCCGAGGCGTTCTGGGCTTCACAGCCAAACTTGCGGAAGGTGGTCGGGTACATCGCCCGGAATGTGTCCACGATCCCCCTGCACATGTATGAGCGGGTGTCGGACACTGACCGACGGCGGGTGCATGATGATCCGGTCGCGGTCGCGCTGCGGTCCCCGCAGAAGCGTCTGTCGCCGTCCCGGTTCTGGGAGGCGATCATTGCTGACGGTTGCCTGTATGACAGGTGGGCGTTTCTGGTCGTCCCGGGCACGGATGGCCGCGCCACTGACTTTGTGCACGTCCCGGCGTGGCGGTTGAAGTTCAAGACTGACGAGTTGGGCCGCGTCACAGAGGTCGCCTACTGGGTGGGCGACAAGAACCTGGACGAGTCATTGCAGTGGAAGATCATCCCGCTGGAGGCGGTGGTGTTCGACCACGGTTACGCGCCGCGCACTGCCGGGTTGTCGCCTGTGTACACATTGCGTGACGTGCTGGATGAGGCGTCGGAGGCGGTGAAGTGGCGCAGGCAGGTGTGGGACAACGGAACCCGCGCACCCGGTTATCTGACTGGTGGGGACAAGATGATGAAGGACCCCGACAAGATCGAACGTCTGCGGAACCAGTTGGCCGCATCGCATGGACGTGACGGGAACCGTTCCGGCGGGTTGCCGTATCTGGGCGATCTGCAGATTCACGAGACGAAGATCTTTAGCCCGCAGGAGTTGCAGGACATTCAGGGTCGCCAGTTGACGGGTGTGGAGGTTGCAACTGCGTTCCACATTGCGCCGGAGTTGATCGGTGCACGTGAGGGCACGTACAGCAACGTGCAGGCGTTCCGGCAGATGGCTTATCGGGACAACCTGGGCCCTTACATCAAGAACTTGGAGGATGCGTTGAATGCGCAGCTTCTGCCGCCGGACAGTGACCGGTACATCGAAGCGAACGTGGATGTGAAGTTGCGGGGATCGTTCGAGGAACAGGCGAAGGTCAAGCAGGCAGCTGTAGGTGGCCCGTGGCTGACCCGGAACGAGGCTCGGGCGATGGAGAACCGCCCCCCGATTGAAGGTGGAGACGAGTTGATCACGCCTCTGAACGTGGTCGAGGGCGGCCAGGCGAACCCGCAAGACAGCGGAACCCAGAACGAACAGTGAGGGACTGATGGATACCAAGAACTATGCCGTCGAGGTGAAGGCGGTCGGAGAAGCAGACGGCCTTTCCGATGGCGAGTTTGAGGCGATCGTCGCCGCGTGGAACGTCGATTCGTACGGCGATCGGATCGTGAAGGGCGCTTTCGCTGAGGACATCACGAGTTGGTCGGGCGATTCTCCCATGCCGATCGTGTGGTCCCATCGTTGGGATGACCCGTTCGCGCACATCGGCCGCGTGTTGGCCGTTGAGGAACGCGACGACGGATTGTGGATTCGCGGTGTGATCGAAGACATTGCCGAGAACAAGACCGCGGCGCAAGTGCACCGGCTGTTGAAGGGCCGCCGTATCCGCCAGTTTTCGTTCGCGTTCGACGTGCTGGAGTCTGCTGAGCAGAAACAGGACGGTGAGACCATCAACGAGCTGCGGAAGTTGAAGGTGTACGAAGTCGGCCCGTGCCTGGTCGGTGTGAACCAGGAGACTGCACTGTTGTCCGCGAAGGCGGCGCACATGGCAAAGGCGGCGAGGGTGCTGTCGGACGCCGACTATGACGAGTTGGTCGCCGCCCGGGACTCGTTGTCCGCGGCGATCGGTGCGGCTGCCGGGGACGACGAGTCGGATGACTCCCCCACTGAGGAAGCTCACGACGGTGGGCACACGCAGAAGACTTCCGGCCTGTCTGGGCCGGCAGAGACCGATGAGGCAAGCCAGCCCGCCGAACTTGAAGCCAGCGCGTCCCCCACAGGCGAGGCGTCCGCGATCAAGTCCGGCATGGGGTCCGCGATGGCTCAGGCGGTCGTCACCATCAACACGCTCGAAAGGAGCGCATCATGAGCGTTACTGCTCAACTTGATCAGCTGAAAGCTGATATGCAGTCCCTCGTGGATGGGGCGAAGGCTGAGGGCCGAGACCTCACCCCGCAGGAGGCTGACACCGTTCAGGAGAAGGCTACCGAGTACAACACCATCCTCGACAACTGGGAGAAGCACACCAAGGCCACCGCCCTGGTCTCCGAGCTCGCTGGTGTTCCTTCTGTGAAGGCGGACGTGCCGGCGGATGAGAAGTCCGGGTCGCTGGGTGACCGGTTCATCAAGTCCGAAGGCTACAAGTCGTTCGTTCAGTCCGGTTCCACCACTGGCGCGATCAACATTGAGGCGAAGGGCATCGGCGGCCTGGGGGATCTGGGCATCGGCCGGAAGGCGACCCTGACCACCGATCTTGGCCAGGCCACGTCGAACCCGGCCGTGATCCCGGGATACCGGACGGACCTACTCGATGAGCCGTTCACGTTCCTCGATCTGGTCACGACCGGCCGCACCAACACCTCGTACATGAAGTACAGCCGGATCGTGTCCGAGACCGACAACGCCGCCATCGTCCCTGAGGGCCAGTTGAAGCCCCTGTCGGACCTGGCGACCGATGCCGGTGAGGCCAAGTCGTACGTGTACGCCGATGGTTTCGACGTGACGAACCAGACCCTGTTGAACGACGGTGCCCTTGCCGCGTACATGCAGACCCGGATCGTCCAGCACGTCCGGAACAAGGTTGAGGACGTGCTGCTGAACGGTGACGCCACCGCCGGCATCGAGGGCATCCTCACCACCACTGGTGTTCAGCAGCAGGCGTTCGACACCGACGTGATCACCACCATCGCTGGTGCGCTGGCGAAGATCGAGACCGTGCAGGCTGCCCCGCAGGCTCTGGTGATGAATCCGGCCGATGCGTGGAAGCTGGCTCTGCTCAAGGAGGCCGGTGTCGGGTATCTGCTCGGGAACCCTCTGGCTCAGTCGCTGAACCCGACCCCGTTCGGTGTGCGTCTGGTCAAGTCGAACCGGATCGCGGCCGGCACTGCCTTGGTCGGCAACTTCGGCTCGGTGCAACTGCTGGAGCAGACCCCGCTGTCGGTGCTGGCTTTCAATCAGCACAAGGACTACGCACAGCGGAACATGGCGTACGTGCGTGCAGAGTTGACCGCGATGCAGGTGTTCTACAGCCCGCGTGAAGTCGCGGTCGTGGAACTCACTGCCTGATCGGAGGCTGTCATGGCTGACCACAAGATGGTCGTGATCAACGGTGTGCGTTACCGACCGGAACACGCGCCGAAGCCGAAGAAGGAATCGAACGATCAGCCGGTGGAGCACCGCAAGCGGTCTCCGCGGCAGTCCAACAAGGAAGGCTGATCATGGCTGAGTTGCCCGAACTGGCCCCTGGGGTTGATCCCAGTGTGGAGGCCGCGATCCGCGCCTACTGCGGATGGCACATCGCCCCCGAAATCACTGAGACGATCGTCTTGGACGGTTCGGGCAACTCAGTCCTATCACTGCCAACACTGCGGGTTGTTTCTGTTGGCGAGGTTGTCAACGACGGGCGGGAAGTGCTGAACCCGGAATGGTCATCTGCGGGGTTCATCCGCGGCTGTTGGACGAACAAGCTGCGCGGGGTTTCGGTGACATTCACTCACGGGTATTCCGAATGCCCCGCGGGGATTGCCCGTTTGGCGGCGGTACTGACGGAGCTCGACAAGGTGCCTGCTGGTGCGCAATCCCAGGCTGCTGGCCCGATCAATGTCAGCTACGGTTCGCCACTTGCCGTGAATCTTGGGTCGCATGACCTGATGGAACGGGTGTTGGGTGCGTATGTGCTTCCCGTGAGGCCCTGATGGATTTCGTGTTCGGTGAGACCGTCACTATCCGCCGCGCCGCTCAGCCCACAGATCCGGACAACCCGAACCGGACTGTTCTGGACTGGGCCAACGCCACAGACATTCCGGTCGAGGGTTGTGCGGTGTGGCTGTCCGGCACCGACGACCTGTCTGATGCCGAACACAGCAAGGGAACGTTCGACTACACGATCATCATGCCGACCGGCACTGATGTGACCCAGCTCGACAGGCTTGTCGTTCGGGGTGTGGAGATGATCGTCGCGGCGCGCCCGTTCCCGTGGCGGTCACCATTCACCGGATGGGCCCCCGGTATTGAGGTGCGGGCGAACACCCGGCTGCCGCACAACTTCGTGGTCGACATTCACACCGGGCCGAGAGAACGACGCACCAACGAGCTCGGCGAGTTCGTGTACATGAATGGGCCGGTGTTCCGGCCGGGTGTGCCGGTGTCGATCACCGCTGTCGGTGTCGGTCGGGGAACTGTGACCGCCGGCGGTCAGGACGTGACGCTGCGGTCTTACACGGTCCGCATGGCCGGCGATGTGACCGGTGTCGAAACGTCCATGTTCCTCGTCGTTACCGGCGCCGTTGGGATGGGCGATCCGGACATGGTCGGCCGGGTGCTCGAGGTGTTGAACCTGGGCGACGGTAACCCGAATTGGGCGATGGAGCGCGAACTGATCTGTCACGTCGTCTTGGACTAGGAGGCGGTATGGCACGTCAGGACGGGCTTCGGCGTTTGGCCGAGGCGCTGCGGAAAGACCCTGAACGGCTCGGCGCTGATGTTGCTGTCGCTGTCCGGTCGGCCGGGGATGGCTTGCGAGACGGCGCCCGCCGCCTTGCGCCGCGCGACAGTGGACGGCTGGCCAGGTCGATCGAGTCGACGGTGACGGTGACCCGGGACAGTGTGACCGTCGAGGTCGGCCCCACCGCGTTCTACGGTGCGATGGTCGAAGCGGGCACTGCACGGTCGGCGCCGCACCCGTTTCTGGAGCCGGCGTCGGTGCCAGTGGAGAAGGCGTTGGACCGGGCGTTGCAGCGGGCTGTGGACAGGATTCTGCGGTGACCGCCCAGGCGGTGAGCACGGGTGTGCTCGGGCTGTTGGAGCCGACGCCGTTGCTGATCTTCGACGGCACCCCGCCGGCCACGACTCCGACGCGTGTGTATGCGTGCGTGTACGGCGACACCGGCCTTGCGACACCGGTCACCTACGAGCAGTTGTCGCGGCGGGTGTCGTTCGCGGTGCGGGTGGTTGTTGCTGCTGTTGATGCTGCCGGGGTGCGGTTCGGTGTTGATCATGTGCGCGCCGCGTTGACGGACCGGTCCCCGGTCGTGTCGGGCGGCGCTGGCCGTTTGCGTGAGGTTTCGTCCGGCCCGCTGTTGTGGGACGGGCCGGAGGGTGATCGGCGGGCGTCGATGACTCTCACCTATCGAGTAACGATCCCAAGGAGCTACCCATCATGACTGAGTTTGTGCGTGTGTCCGACAAGACGACCGGGCACCACTACTCCACCACCAAGCAGATCGCTGAACGGTCCGACCATCTGACTGTTCTTCCCGATCACCCGGCGGTGAACAACCACGGCGAGCTGCTGCCGCCGAAGTTCAAGACCACCCCGAACAAGTCGGGGAAGGCCGAGACGCCCAAGTCGGAGCCGAAGGACACACCGACCCCAACGAAGAAGGACTGACCATGACCCTCACCACGATTCCCGAAGGCTTCTCCGCTGCCGGCAATGGGTCGGTGTTCGCTGCACCGGCCGTCGCTGATCATTCCAAGCCGTCGGTTGCCGAGTTCGCGCCGCCGACCGGGTTCAACCTGTCGTGCGACCTGATGAACTGGTCGTACAGCATCGAACGTTCCACCGTGACCCAGACCCGGTACTGCCTGGCGCAGACCATCCAGGGCGCCGGACGGAAGGAACCGTCGGCCAACCCGATCACCGTCGTGTACAACCCGCAGGATCCCGACGACGAAAACTACGTCGCCTACCGGAACCTGAAGGAAGGCACTAAGTGGGTGCTGTTCGACCGTCGCGGCCTGGACTCGCGGAAGTCGCTCGCCGCGGCTGAGGTTGGTGACCTGATCCCCGTCGAGGTGATCCTCGTGACCCGTGAGGAGATCGACGACACCGAGGGTGCGCTGATCCGGTCGACCATCTCGTTCCGGGTGACCGGCGAGATCAAGCAGGACGTTGCACTCGTCGCCTGATCCCTTCTACTCCTGGCCCCGCGCATCCCGAGACGTGCGCGGGGCCAGGTCTGTCTCGGCGTCTCGGGAGTCTCGAAAGGAAACGCATGTCTGAGTTCTTGAAGCTGGTGAAGTCGGGCGAGTTCTCGCCCACCTACCGGCACCTGTTGTGCATGGCTGATGATCGGCTGCTCAGCGAGCGTGCCGAACTGGACGCGGAGCGGCAGCAGAAGATCGCTGATGGGGAGAAGAAGGTGCTCCGGTACGGCGGCCAGTCCGTGGTCGACACGAAAGACCTGGACGATCGGATCGACCAGCTGGATGTGCAGATCGCGGATGCCACGTTCGAGGCGGTGTTCCGCGCTCTGGACGCCGCCCGCTACGACAAGATCGTCGAGGACTTCGGCGGCCGGGAACGCACCCTGCCCGACGATGCCGATGATGCGGTGGTCAAGAAGGCCCGCGCTGAGGACTACGAGGCTGTCGGTCTGGAGTTGGCGAAGCAGTCGTATGTCGAGTTGTTGAAGTACGGCGAGGACACCGGCACCAGCAGAAACGACTGGGCCGAGGCACTCGATCACCTGTCGCCGGCGGACAAGCAGGCCATCGTGTCTGAGATGTGGCCGCTACACCTGCGGCGTGATGATGCCCCAAAAGCCGTGAAGCGATACGCAACAGCCCGGAAGTCCGGCGGCGCCTAGAAATCGCGGACAGGTACGGCATCTCTCCGCTGTACCTGCTCGGGCAAACACCGAAGACGACCACCACCTACCGGTATGACGGCGAGGGCCGGATGGTCGAGTCCGTTGCGGAAACCGAAACGATGTGGACCCCGCAGGCGATCTTGCTGATGGATGAGTGGAACAACTACAAGGCCGAGGTTCACCTGTGCGGCCACCACCTGTCCGAGACGCTGCACCGGGTTGACGGTAAGGGCCAGAAGTGGGGCGGCGTGTTCGACGTGTGCGACGCGTGCGCTGCGGTTGAGGTGGAGCAGCAGAAGTGGGCTGAGAAGGACGAGAAGGCCCGCAAGAACAAGCAGTATCCGACACCCGGGGCGCGGGTATGGCGGGCGATGACGTATGAGCAGATCCGCGAACTGAACGAACGGCAGATAGCGGAGTTGCGCGCTGCCGGTGTTGATCTTTCCAAGAGAGGGCGGTGACCTGTGGCTGACAAGTCGATCGCGATCCGGTTCTCTGCTGACACCGGCAGCTACACGTCGCAGATGGAGAAGGCTGCCCGGGCGACTGAGCGGGCCGCGAAGGATCTGGAGAAGGCGCAGGACCGGCAGGAGGCTGCGACCAAGCGGGTTGAGGCTGCTGAGAAGTCGTTGGCTGGGGCGCGGGCGCAGTCGAATGTGCGCGCCACACAGGTCAAGGCCGCCGAAGACAAGCTCGCGCAGGCGAAGGACAGTGTTCGGGCGGCGGCGGAGAAGGTTGGTGCCGCCGAGCTCAGTCTGAATCAGACCCGCGCCAAGGGTGAGGCGTCGGCCAGAGAGGTTCTGGCGGCGGAGAAGAACCTCGCCACCGCGAAGGACGGTTTGGTCAAGGCGTCGGCCGATCAGGTCAACGCGGAGAACAAGCTCGGCACCACCCGGGCACAGGCCGAGCAAACCACTGTCCGGTTGGAGCGGGCCGAGAAGAATCTTGCGGATGCGGCTGGGAAGCAGTCGAAGGCGCAGACGGATCTGGCGTCGGCGTCGGTGCGTGCCGCTGGTGATGTGGACAAGCTCGGCACCGCTGTTCAGGGCGCGGAGAAGTCCGCACTGTCCGCCGCCACCGGGTTGAACAAGGCCGGCAGTTCGATGTCGGGGTTCGGGAAGAACCTGGACAAGACGCTGCGCAGTATCGATGACCAGTCGGCGTCGATTGACCGGTTGTCGAACGCTGCCGGCGGGTTGGGGTTGGCGTTGGCGGTGCCGGTCGGGTTGGCGGTGAAGACGGTCGCCGAGTTCGATCAGCAGATGTCGGCTGTTGCGGCTACCGGTTCGGATGCGCGGGCGAGTTTGGATGGGTTGCGTGAGGCTGCGATCGAGGCTGGCGCGGACACCGCCTACTCGGCCAAAGAGGCCGCGCAGGGCATGGAGGAACTCCTCAAAGCAGGTGTTTCTGCCCAAGATGTGATGGGCGGCGGACTGTCCGGTGCCCTGTCGTTGGCCGCGGCCGGCCAGTTGGAGGTCGGTGAGGCCGCGGAGATTGCTGCTACGGCGATGACGCAGTTCAACCTGTCCGGTCGGGACGTTCCGCACATCGCGGACCTGTTGGCTGCCGGCGCCGGTAAGGCGCAGGGCGAGGTTGCCGACCTGGGTAATGCGCTCACCTATGCGGGTAAGCCGGCTGCCGATCTGGGTGTTTCGATTGAGGAAACGTCGGGCACGTTGGCGTTGTTCGCTAAGAACGGCCTCATTGGCGAGCAGGCCGGAACGAGTTTCCGGTCGATGTTGATGTCGATGACCGCTCCGTCTACGGCGGCGGAGAAGGCGATGGACGCCTACGGCATTTCGGTGTTCAACGCCCAGGGCAAGTTCATCGGCATGTCTGGTGTTGCGGACGTGCTGCAAGAGAAGCTGTCTGGGCTGACGGATGCTGAACGGCAGGCCGCGCTGGGCCGCATCTTCGGGAATGAGGCCATTCAGGCTTCGCTGGTGTTGATGCGTTCTGGCGCTGAGGGCGTGCAGGAGATGACTGACGCCGTGAATGATGCCGGGTATGCGGCGATCACTGCGGCGGAGAAGCAGAACAACCTGGCCGGTGACATCGAGAAGCTCGGCGGGTCGATCGACACCGTGTTCTTGAAGTCCGGGTCTGGCGCGAACGATGTGCTGCGGAGTTTGGCCCAGTCCGCGGAGGGCGCTGTCGACTGGATCGGCACCTTGGATTCGAGTGTGTTGTCGACCGGCCTGTCGGTTGCTGCTCTCGGTTCGGGCGCTCTGCTCGCCGTCGGCGGTCTCGGCAAGCTGGCTGTCGGCGGCGCGGAACTGTACACGTCATGGAAGGACCTGTCCTCGGAGGGGAATGTTCTCGCCGGTCGGATGGGGAAGGTCACAAAGGCCGCTGCTGCCGGGGCGCTCGGTTTGGGCGCGTACAGCATGGCCGTGACCGCGCTGCTGGACGGGTTCCGCGACGACTCCATCGTGGACGGCATGGACTCCATCGTTGCGTCGATGGTCAAGATCTCCAACGTCGGCCCGGACGCCGGCAACGCTCTGGATGACCTTTTCAAGCAGGGCAAGCCGGGTGAAGAAGCACGCGCCATCGCGGGCGGCGTGGATGATCTGGATTCGGCGTTGCGGCGCGCGTTCCGGCCGGTCGCTGCCGAGCAGATCGCGAACGTCGGTGAAGAGTTCGTCACCTTGTTCGGCACGCTTGGCGACACGAACCTGGACCGGGTCAATGAGCAGTTGGACCGGATCGATGACGGCCTGTCGACGTTGGCTGCGTCCGATCCGGAGGCTGCGGGCCGGGTGTTCACCGAGATTGCTCGGCAGGCGAACGAGCTCGGTATCAGTGTTGAGGAAGTCGCGGGTCGGCTCCCGGCTTACCGTGCCCAGTTGGAGCAGGTCGCGGACACGCTCGGCCAGACGGTGTCTGAGGACGAGTATGTGCGTTGGATGGGCGGCGAGGTTCCGGAGTCGATCCGTGTTGCGGGCGCGGCGTCGACTGAGCTGACGGCTGATCAGTCCGCGCTGGCCGGGCAGATGGAGGACACGACCGAAGCAGCGCAGGCGCAGCGTGAAGAGTTCGAGAAGTCCTACACCGGCGCGCTCGCCATGTCGGACGCCATCAGTTCCTACGAGCAGGCGCTTGCCGACGCGTCCGAAACGATCAAGACGAACGGTGAGAACACCAGCCAGTCCACGATCGCGGGCCGGGAGAACATCGGCGCGCTGAACGATCAGGCCCGGGAGGCGCACGGCCTGGCTGAGGCGATGGCCGAAGCCGGCGAGGGCCAGGACGCGGTCCGGGCGAAGATGGAAGCGGCCCGTGAAGAGTTCATCAAGAACGCGGAGGCTGCCGGGTTCAACTCGGATGAGGCTGAGCGTCTCGCTGATTCGTATGGGCTGATCCCGTCCGATATTGCTACGTCGTTGTCGTTGACTGGTGATCAGGCGGCGAAGGACAAGATCAACAGTGTGCTCGACGCAGCACGGGAGAAGATCGTCACCACGGTTGAGGCGAACACCGCTGAGGCGCAGCGGAAGGTTGAGGACTACCACCGGGTCGCCGACGCGCTGAACAAGGTCGTCAAGACGAAGGCGACCGCTGAGACCGGCGAGGCTCAGCAGGCTACGCAGTCGCTGATGGATCAGTATCAGCAGCTCCCGGAGGAAGAGAAGACCGAAATCATCGCCCGCGCCAACGACGCGGACCTGACGATCAGCGAGTACCTCGAGAAGCTGAAAGGCATCCCGGCCGACCAGCCAACCGACATCGTCCTGCGCGGTGTGCCGGAGGCCAAGGAATCGGTGTGGGACTGGGTGAAGAACCTGTTCGGCGCCCGGGACAGTACCCAGACTGCGGCTACGGACATGACGAACGCGCTCACCGGGTCGCTGAACACGACCTCGAGCGCGTTCGCCACGAAGGGTGACCAGATCGGGTCGTCGTGGGCCGGTGACATGCGGTACGTCCGCGATCAGACCGACGACAAGATGACCTCGGCGCGGAACATCAACCGAGACCGTCTTGAGTCGATGTCGGGCAAGTTCGACTCGTCGGGTCGCGGTATCCGGAACTCGTGGTGGGACGATATGAAGTCGGTAGCGGACACCACCTGGTCTCGTACCGAATCGGCCCGCAACGCTGTCCGGGATCGCATGGACCAGATGTCCGACAAGACGGACAAGTCTGGCCGGTCGATGCGGAACTCGTGGTCGGACGACCTCAAGTCGATGCAGGACCGGACGTGGGATCGTACCGCGTCGGCCCGTAACGCTGTCCGCGACCGTATGAATCAGATGTCGGACAAAACTGACTCTGCCGGCCGGTCGATGCGGCAGGGTTGGTCGTCCGATCTGGCCGATATGAGGGACAACACCTCCGGTTATGCGCGGGACATGGAGGACCGGATCGGCGACATGGCGAGTCGGGTCGTCCGTTCGGCCAGGGGCATTCGGGGTGCGATGCGTGCTGTTGGCGGAACCTACAACAACATCGCCGAGGTCGCGAACACCCGCAAGATCAGTATCAGTAAGGCGTCCGGCGGCGGAATCAAGCTCCCCGGATTCTCCCCCGGTGTCGACGACTACCACTTCTACGATCCCGTCAGGAACATCGAACTGAACCTGGGTGGCGGCGAGTTCATCAACCGCCCCGAGGTCGCGGCTGTGCTCGGTCACGACCTGGACCGGCTGAACGCTGCCGCACGGCAGGGCGGTATTGCCGGGGTGAAGAAGGCGCTCGGCGGTTTGGGTTCGTTCACGCAGCGCAACTACGCGACAGGCGGACAGTTCAACCTTGGGACGGAGTCACATTCGTTCGCCCGTGGCGGGCTGGTGTCATTCAAGGGCAAGACGTTCACTGCCCGGTTCGCGCAGGTCTTGGCGATGGCCGAACGCATCGCCGGCACGAACATGCACATCTCGCAAGGCGGGTTCCGGCCAGCGACCTCGTACTCGGGATCGTCCCATGCGGGGGATGCGGTCGACATCACCCGCTCGAACTTCCCGCCGCTGATCAACGCTCTGCGTTCGTTGGGTGTTGCTGCGTGGCTGCGTAACCCCTCGCAGGGCAACTGGCCGTACCACATTCACGGCATCCCCGGCCCCTCGGCTGGCCGCCCGGGCGGTTCTGGTGTGTCGCAGTGGGCGTCGTATGTGAATGGCGGCAACGGTCTCGGCGGCCGGGATGACTGGAACTATCGCGGCCCGAAGGGTGGCGGCAACTTCAACTTCGACAACCTGCCCAGCGTGGGCGACATCGGCAAACTCATGGAGTGGTCGATGAACGGTGTCCGCAAGGAGTTCGACGGCGACATTGCGAAGATCAAAGACCTGCCCGACGACAACCTGTTCGACCGTGCCGGGAAGAAGCTGGCCGAGTCGCTGATCGACGGGCTGATCGACCGGGCAGAGGACGGGCTGAAGGAAGTGATGCCCGGGTTCGCTGCCGGTGGGCGCGTGTGGGGTGCTGGCACGTCCACCTCGGATTCGATCATGGCGAAACTGTCCCGCGGGGAATGGGTGATGCCGACACAATCTGTCGACTACTACGGCGCGCCGGTGATGGAGGCGTTGCAGCTGCGGAAGATCGATCGGCAGGCCATCGCTGAGATCGCGATGCCGCATATGCGGGATGGCGGGATCGTGGAGGGAAGGTATATCCGCGACACCTCGTACATGCGTCCGCAGGTGACGGTCGTGACGCAGGAACCTGCGCCCCGCCCGCCAGCCAACGTCACGATCAACCAGATCAACCCTGTCCAGGAGAAGGATTCGACGCAGCTCAACCGGGCCGCGAACAAGCTCACCACGTTGGGACAGACACTGTGACCGGCTACACGATCCGCGTCGGTTCGGTGACGCTGGTAGACGACAACGACGCGTGCCACGTCAACACGATCACCGGTTTCTCCGGTGTGCCGCGGCGCCGACCGTTGGGTTCGCCGCTGGGCATGTTCGAGCCGATGGAAGGCACGGTCACGTTGACTGTGACCGGCGACGCCCCGGCCGCACCAGGTGTGCCGACAGCAGCGGACCTGCATGTTCAGCTTGAACACAACGTGGCGTACGTGCTGGCTGAGTTGTCGCGGGCGACGGTGCAACTGTCCCGTTCCCATCCGGGCGCTGACACACGCACCCGTTCGGTGAGGCTGTCTGACCCGATCGTGATGGCGGAAGAGTTCGGGTCCCCGATCGGGGCGGTTGTCATTATCCCGGGCAGTGACCCTGGCGGGTTCTGGGTCGGACCTTCGCTGCCGGGGACTTCCCGTTCGATCGGGCAGACGCTCCCGGGCCGTGACACCGAGTACGTATCCCGGGGCGCGCTCGCCCCGAACCTCACCGGCGAGATCGTCATCGTCGGGCCGGTGTCGAACCCGGAAGTGGTGTGGGGCGACGGCTACCTGTGGTACTCGGGAGCGGTCGCTGCCGGTGATGTGTTGCGCATCAACGCCGGAACCCGTCAGGTGTCGCTGAATGGTGCGCCGGTGCCCCCGTCGAGTCTGCGGCAGGTGTCCAACTCGGCGCCGCCAGGGCAACTGTTCGTCCATGATCCGGCGCGTCCACTGACGGTGCGGTCCCGTGACGGCGGTAGTTCCGGCACATGGCAACTCAATGGAAGGTACCGGTACTTCTGATGCGTCTTCGTCTGGTTCTCTACCGGGGCAACACCGAGGTGACGGTGCTCGATGATGCGATCATCGAGCGGTTCGCCGACCCGCTGAACGACCCGTCGACGGTTGCCTTCTCGCTTCCACGGTGGCGCGACGGCGAGCCGAACTCGTACCCGCGATTGTCCAGCCCTGACGTCATCACCGACGGCTACGACGTGGCCGTGCAGGTCGCCACTCCCGGAAAGGGGTGGCGGGAGGTTCGGAACGGGCGCTTGCGGGTGTTGGTTGAGGGCACCCCAGGTCGGGCCGAAGGTGACATGTGGACGTTCTCCGGGATCAACGCCGTGTGGTGGGACATGGGCGGCTGTGTCCTTGCCGATCGGAACCTGAACGAGAACAACGAGCGGGAGTTCCGCAACGCCACCCCGGGCACATACCTGCAGACATTCCTCACCGAGGCGCAGGACGAGGGATGCGGCACGCTGATCACCGAAACCTTCTCCACGTCAGGAGACACCGAGGGTGTGGTGTGGCCGCAGACGATCACATTCGCGGTGCCGCTCACGATGACCATGCAGGAGATGATCAAGACTCTGTCTGATCAGGGGTTGGTGGATTGGTGGACCGAGGGCAACGAGCTGGTCACCGCCACTCCGGGGCGTGGCCGGCGACTCGACGACACGGTGCACCTCAAGCTGGGGCGGGAGATCACCGACACGCCTGGTGCGAGCGACGCGACAGGGGTGGTCAACCATGTTCGGGTGATCGGTGAGAACGGGTTGCGAGCGTGGCATTCGCAGGGCGACGGTGGCCCCCGGGGTAAACGGGCGGTCGTGATGAATCAGTCCGGGGTGACCGACGCCGGCGCCGCGCTGGTGCTGGCGACGCACTTTCTGGCGAAGTCGCAGGTGCGGCGGCAGCAGTACACCCGGGAGTTGAGGTTCGACTTCACCGACGATCCGGCGATGGGTGCGGCGGCGTTCTTCCCGTACGAGGACTACCTCACAGGCGACTGGGTGACAGCGCCTGGCCGTGATGGCGTGGACGAGGCGATGCGGGTCTACCAGATACTGCTGTCGTCGTCGCCGGACGGCATGTCTGGGAATCTGCAGCTGAACGATCGGATCCTGGACGCCGACGTTCGGCGGGACCGGAAGCTCGCGGCACTGTCCCGCGGAACGTCAGGTGGCACTGGGACGTCTCCGTCCCCGACAACCCCGAAGGCGAACGCTCCCGGCAAGGTGCAGGGCATCACCACCGACTCCGACCCGTACATGATTTCGGGCGGGGAGTGGCGGATCGCTACCCGCATCATGTGGTTGGAGCCGTCGAAGGCCACGTCGTCGATCACTTACGACATGGAGTACATGCAGGTCAACCGGTGGTGGTATTACCCGGTGTCCGGGATTGTCGGCACGGACTATTCGGTGTCGAATCTGTTGCCGGAGACCGAGTACCAGGTCCGGGTGCGGGGCGTGAACCCTGCCTCCGATGGTGGGCTGGCTGGCGAGTGGTCGGACTGGGCGTACTTCATGACCGTCCGGGACGAGGTGCCGCCGGAGAAGCCGACTGTGCCGCAGTTGTCGTCCGACCTTGGCACGGTGAAGGTGATGTGGGACGAGAAGCTGGTCGACCCGAACGGCGGGGTGACGGCGCCGCCTCCCGACTTTCTGTACGTGTCGGTGGAGGCCGATGTTGCCGGGGCTGGCTGGGAAGAGGTTGACCAGATCACCGTCGGGTCGCCGTTCACCGTGATCGCGCCTCTCGATCCTGGCACGGTCCTGCAGGTGCGGCTGGTGGCCGTGGATACGTCTGGTAACCGGTCAGAGTATTCCGTGTTGGCGTCGATCACGGTCCGGGGGGTGTTGGATGATCCGGACACGAAGGCGATTTTGGATCAGGCGCAGGCTGACATCGACGAGGCGCAGACAGCGCTGGACGCCCTGAATCAGCAGCTGGCCGATCTCGACATTGCCGAGCTGGCCGCGCTGTCCGAGCGTCTCGACCAGCTGAACGCCGACATCGCGCAGCTCGAGGCGGCTCTCGCGGAGTTGGACGCCGAGAAGATCGCTGAGCTGACCTCCGACCTTGAGCAGCTGCAGACCGACCTCGCGGACCTCGACACGCAGCTGCAGGGTCTCAACGCGGACAACCTGCCGGGTCTCGCGGCGAAGTTCACTCAGCGGGACAATGCCATCGCTGCGGCGAACACGCAGATCAACACGCTCAACAACACGACGATCCCGAACCTGAACACGGCACTGAACAACCTCGACGCGGAGTTGGCTCAGGCGCAGACCGACCTGAACGGTGCGATTGACGCGGCCGAGCAGGCGGCGAAGGACTACGCAGATGTGGTGTCGGTGAACAATGCCGGGAACAAGGTCACTCGTTCCGCGAACCCCGCCCCGAGCGACTACTCGGGTAAGCCGGGTGACTTCTGGATGCAAGTCGACTCCTCGGGCGGAATCATCGCTCAGTGGGGCTGGTCGGGTAGCGTGTGGTACGGCACACCGATCACCGACTCTGTGATCGCCAATCTTGACGCGGGCAAGATCACCTCGGGGATCATCGAGGCCAACCGCATCGGCGCCAACACGATCACGACCGAGAAGTTGGTGATCGGCTTCGGCGGCAACCTCGTCGCGGACCCTGCGTTCCAGTACGACGACATCACGGCGAACCGCGTGTTCCCGGCGGGGTCGCCTACCACGATCTTCGAGGAGACCACTGGTAAGCGACGCCTGCAGTTGTCGCAGAACGATCAGCGCATCTACGCCGGGGGTGTCCGCATGTTCGCCGGACACATTCCGGTGAAGCCGGGACAGGCGTACCGGTTCGAGTGGGCGAGCAATCACGGCGGCGAGGCCGGATCACAGTTGGTCATTGATGATCGTGGACTGTATGGGACAGGGCCGACGCGGTTCTTCACGCTAGCCTCCCGCTCCGGCGGCGGTGCGCAGGCTCAGTCGGTTGAATGGGTAGTCCCCGAAGGTGTCTACAGCATCGGCCCACGGTGGTGCCAGGTCGGTGAAGGCTGGGTCCAGTTCTGGGACATGGCTATGTATGAGATCGGCACCACGACCACCATCATGGACGGTGCGATCACCACTGACAAGATCGTCGCCAACGCTATTGTCGGCTCGAAGATTGCCGCTGACACTCTGACTGCTCGGGAGATTGCGGCGAACGCGATCACCGCATCAGAACTGGCAGCCAACTCGGTCACGGCGAACGCTGTCGCAGCCAACGCGATCACGGCGGGGAAGATCAACGCCGACGCGGTGACGGCGCGCGAACTGGCAGCCAACTCGGTGACCGCTTCGCAGATCGCCGCGAACGCGGTGACGGCCAACGCAATTGCTGCGAACGCGATCACCACGGCGAAGATCTCGGCAGGCGCGGTCGTGGCGAACTCGATTGCCACCGACGCGGTGACTGCGATCAAGATTGCTGCCAACGCGGTGACCACGGCGAAGATCATGGCCGGGGCGGTGACCGCGAATGAGATTGCCGCCAGCACGATCACTGGCGAGAAGATCGCCGCCCGATCCATCGCCGCCGAGAAGCTGATCATTGGTGACGCTACCAACCTTCTCTCTGATGGCTTCTTCAGTAACAGTGGAGCTGGCTGGACCTCAGCAGGGGCAACCCCTCCGGGGACGGTCATGTATCAGGTTGCACCTCAGCCGAGTGGGGCGAACGGTGTGGTCCTGTCCCTCACAGACTTGGCAACCAATGGCGGGTACCTGTTCAATCAGGCGTTCCCATTCGCTGGTGCGACCCGAACCCAGATGGAGCCGGGTAGACAGTTCCGATTCACGGTGACCATGCGGCGACTGTCGGGGGCCGCAGTTTCTGGCGGCGAGATCCGGTTCGGCATCGGAGGGCATGGTCCCGGACTAGGCAACGCATGGATTACCGCCGTAGGGGTACAGGTTGCGTCGGTCGGGACCGCGTGGACCACCTACACAGGTACGGCTACATTCCCCGACAGCCGTAACGAGATGTCGGCGTACATCAACGTCCCAGCAAACTCCGCGAATAAGGGAACCCTGCAGATCGCGTCTGTGATCATGACGCCCATGAGCGGGGCGACCTTGATCGAGGATGGTGCGATCCTCACGGACAAGCTGGGCGCGAACGCAGTCACCGCAGTGAAGATCGCCGCCGGGGCAGTCACCGCATCCAAGCTGACTGTCGGGTTCTCCGAGAACCTGGTCGATGATGCAGGTAACTACGACACTGACATCGTCGCTGCGCGAAATAGTGTCGGGGGTTGGGTAGTCAACGGACGTACGTGGGAAGCGACGAACAACCACTCAATGATCAACAACGTGGGTAATCTACCGCTCACAATCAACCCAGTGTCGGTTTCTGCCGGTGCTGAGTACGTACTCCGTGTGACCATCGCGAGGGCGAGCGGCGACGGTGAGGTTGTTCCTCAGCTCCTGTTCGTTGACAGCAACGGAGACCAAGTGTCTGCCGTAGCTGCGGCTGTGACCAACGCCGGGTCTGATCGCGTGCTCACACTGACGATTCCAAGATCATCGTCGGGCACTGGCAGATTCTACGTGTCGACCAATTCTGCAGGCGCCTACGTTGGACGGTTCTCGAAGGCCACGCTCCGCGCCCGGGTCGACGCGACGGTGATCGAGGACGGAGCGATCACCACCGATAAGCTGACTGCTAACGCGGTCACAGCGGACAAGGTGTCGGCCGGAGCTATCACCGGTGCGAAGATCAGCGGCGACGCCATCGACGGCATGGTGATCACCGGCGCCACCCTGCGAACAAGAACCGCTACGGCGGGCTCGGTGCGGATGAACAGCAACGGCATTCAGGCGTGGAATGCCTCGGGCGCGCAGGTGGTCAACATCGGCACCAACGGGACCGCGTACATCGGCACCTCGGGCAACCGGATGCAGTTCGCAGACGGGAACCTGACTGTCGAGGGAACGATCCGCACATCGCCCAGCGTTCCGCGAGTCGAACTGAACAACGCGCTTTGGGCTGACGGGTTGACCGGCATCCGATTCTACACACGATCCGAATCGGGCAATCGAGGTCACGGCGAGGTGTGGTCCGACACCGATGGTCAGGTACTGATGGTGTCGGGCCGATCTGCCAACGGCAACATGCGTCGAGGCACAGTGCGTGTTCGCTACGACGAGGCTGCACTGTACTCGATCGGGACGAACAACTACGTGGCTGCCGAAGTCAAGACGCGAGCCAACGGCGACATCGCGATGGCGTGCAACGAGCTGTTCTTCTCCGGCATCCCCGCCCGAGGAGGAGGCTCCGGCGCACTTCGTCTGCAGGGCGACTGGTCAATCACCTACGACACCTCGATGCGCCAGTTCAAGGAGAACATCGTCGACCTGCCCATCGAGGCAGAGGGCGTACTCAAGCTGCGACCGCGACTGTTCGACTGGAAGGAAGGCGGGCAGTCCGACGTTGGTGTGATCGTCGAGGAGGTCGAGGAGCTGATCGAGGAGCATCCTGAATTGGCTCCGCTGATCACTCATGGTCCCGAAGGATCGGACGTCCGAGGGTTCGCCTACGACCACCTCGCAGTCCTCCTAGTCCCCATCATTCGCCGAATGGCCGAACGCATCACCCGACTCGAAACACTCCTGGAGGAATCGTGAACCCGCAAGCCGTCGTCGACCACCTGGCCGAACAGATCCGACACCTGTCAGTCGAACTCGCAATCGTGAAAGCCGAACGGGACGAGCTCCGCAACGCGGCCACCACACCTGAACCCGCCCAGGGCAACCAGTAACCACCCCCGCACTCCCCCAGCCCACACAGCACCACGGGCCGGACCCCAACACATCAGAAAGACAGGGTGATCCAACCATGCCCACCCCCGCCCACCGCATGGTGCGAAGACTCACAGGCCACCTCCACACACCCCACCCCGTCTACGCGGTCGTCACCCTCATCCCCGCGCTCATGCTCGCCCCAGCCGTGTTCAAACTGTCACCCATCCCGGCATCCATCCGGGATGCGATGACACCGGCGTGGAGCGTGGTGTGGCTGTGGGGCATGTTCCTGTCACTCCTCCTCGTCGCGGTCATGACCGTGTGGCGCAACACCCGACCCGAAGACGAATGGCCGATCTGGGTCGACATGTCCGCCACCGCCGGCACAGCGATCATGCTCGCCGCCTACGCGGTCGCATTGGATGCAAAGTTCGAAACCCTGTCGATCCTGTGGTCCGTCGCACCATACGTGTCGTTCGGTGTGTTCTTCATGATCCGGTTCGTCGCGTTCATCCGGAAGATCCACTACCTGTCGGAGGTTACGGGGGCCGGGCGGTGACCCTGCCGCTGGACCTGATCCTGCCGGCGCTGATCGCGCTCGCATCAGGCGCCGCCGGTGCCGCGGCGATCAACGCGTGGATGCTGCGGAACAAGACAGCCGCCGAAGCCCGGTCCATGAACAAGCAAACCGATGTGGACGAGTTCAAGTCGCTGCAGTCCGAGATGCGGATGCAGCGCGATGAGTGGAAGCAGCAGAACGCCGACACCCAGGAACAGCTGGACGCTGCGGTGGCCCGGATCAGCGAGTTGGAGAAGGCGCGGGCCCGGGACCATTCCGAGCTCGCCGACACCAGGGCGCAGCTGGTGTTGGCGCACCAGCACATCGACGTGCTGCGGAGCATGGTGCCGCCCCCGCCGCCTGACTTCCCGCCCGGCTGGAAACAACTGACCAAGGAGACCTGATGGCCTACAAGACCCAGCAGGAATGGAACGGCACCTCACCCGAAGACAACTCACAGTGGGCGGACAAGTCGAAACGAAAGCTGTACATCGTCCACTACCTCGGCGACGGCAGCACCAAAACGTCGGAGCTCAGCCGGCTGCGCGGTGCGCAGAACTACCACCGCGACACTCTCGGCTACTCCGACATCGCCTACAACGATGCGGTCGGACAGTCCGGCACCGTCTACGAGGGCCGCGGCATTGATGCGCTCGGCGGCCACACGAAGGGTCACCCGCACGACTACGCCATCGTCGCGTTGCTGTACGACGACGAGGAACCGTCCGAGGCGATGAAGGCGGCGATCCTGGACCGCTACGCCCAGGTCAACGCCCACGAGGGCAAGACGTTGAAGCTCACCCACCATCGCGGCGTGTTGGGAAAGTCCTACACCTCCTGCCCGGGCCCGCACTTGGCGGCGTGGATCGACGCCGGCGCGCCTCTCACGAAGTCCACCGATCCGATCATCGGTGACGTGTCCCGCGGCGCGTTGCTGCCCGCACCCTGACCTCTGCAATCGAAGGAGAAGCCCATGTCCATCACCTCATCGGTCGACAAGAAGAAGACGAACCAGACCAACTTCTGGAACCTCGTCGGCGACACCCTCGCCATCTGGAAGACCATCCGCTTCGGCGTCAAGGGCAAGTTCAGCGACGGGCCGCTCGTGAAGCTGCTGAAGCAGATCAACGCGAAGCTCGACGTCGTCTACAAGGAGGTCCGGCCCGGTGTGGCCGGCAAGTACAGCGATGGGCCGTTGGCCCGCCTGATCCGTTCGTCCCGCAACGACGTGCGCAACGACATCGCCGCCCTGAGCAAGAAGCTCGACGAGCTCAACAACAAGATCGGAGCCTGACCAATGAACGCAGCAACCCTGCTCACCGAAGCCTTGAACGGCATCCCCGCCGCTGTCCGTAAGACCCTGTACTTCGTCATCGCCGGCCTGTCCGGTGTGGCGCTGTTGTGGGTCGGCTATTACGAGTTCGTCGGAGCGGTCGCCCCGGCCGGTCTCGCGTTCGCCGCCGAGAAGGTCGTGCCGGTCCTCACCGTCGCGCTCGGTGTGGTCGCCGGCAGCAACACTGTCACCAAGGCGCAGGCGGAGAAGATCGACCAGACCGCCGCGGGCACCGCCACCGTTGAGCCGGAACCGTTCGACCCGGACGAGTACGACGACCCCGACGCCGACCCGGACGCCGACGACGCCGAACTGGCTGCTGACCCGTTCGGCCACCTGGACGACGCCGAGCCTGTCGGTGAACGCGCCGCACAGTGATGCAGTACGTATAATGGGAGCAGCCCCGGCAGGTGGTGGAACACCATGCCGGGGCCTAACCGCTCACTTGAGATAGCAAGGAGGGCTGACATGCAGCCTACCCAAGAACAATGGCGTCCCGTAGTTGGCTACGAGGGATACTATGAAGTGTCCGATCAGGGCCGGATTCGATCTTTGGATCGCTATGTCAACAGTCGATATGGCACCAGACGGTTGATCCGAGGACGAACACTTAAGCAGGCCACGACCCCGAAAGGGTACAAGACTTTCGGGTTCAATGGCGGGCGGGACACCCGCAGAATCCATCACGTGGTATTAGAAGCGTTTGTCGGCCCGCGCCCCGAGGGGATGGAAGCGTGCCACAATAATGGCAAGCAGGCTGACAACCGCGCCACCAACCTCCGCTGGGACACACACTCCAGCAACATGCACGACTTACGCCAACATGGCACCAATGTCAACGTCAACAAGACCCACTGCCCACAGGGGCATGAGTACACACCTGAGAACACTCGTGTCACCAATGAGCATGGGTGGACGATGCGTGTTTGCCGAGAGTGTCGCAAGCTGCGCGAGCGTGACCGGAGGAAAACGGCTGCAAGACTCCGCCCCCCTAAGACGCATTGCAGCAACGGCCATGAACTCACCGACGAGAACGTCTACGAATACCAAGGCAGGAAGATCTGCAAGCCATGTCGTCGGATTGCAGGCCGCCGACACGATGAGAAACGACGCAAGGAGAAGTGATGGAGTACCGCTATGGGGTCCGATGCTGCTCATGCATGATCGCCACGTTTCCGATGATTGAAGACCGGCTTCGTCAAGCTGGGGTCATCAAGCAAGATCTAGCAGGGCTGTGGTTCCAGGGGGCATATTCGTCCGCTGTCGCCCAGAGCGCGTCGACCCACCGAGGTGGAGGGGTGGCAGACTTCCGCCCCATACTCGCCACGGACAAGGCGACAAAGATCCTTCGGCAGTGCGGGCTTGCTGCGTGGCCGCGCCCGTCGATGCTGCCCTTCCACTCTCATTCAGTGTGGGCGGGTTGCCCCCACGCCCATCCGTCAGCGAAGGCTCAGGTCACCGCCTACCGCAACGGCCGGGACGGGCTGGCGCGCAACGGGCCGGACAACTACCCGCGACCGGGTTACATCACCTGGCAGCAGGCGTTGAAGGCTTGGACGGCCCAGCAGGAGAAGGCCAAGCCGGTTGATCCGATCATCGGTGATACCTCGCGTGGGAGCCTCCTGCCGGCACCCTGACCCTCGTTCTGTATCCTTGTTGCCGCCCGTAGCGGCCCCTACCCGGGGCTGCTGCGGGCGGCCCTCTTTTGCGTTCCCGGTCCGATCGGCCTGATCAGCGCCACTCCATCTGCACATGCTCGTCGGTCACATGCCGGATCCCCTGGCCAGGCGCGTACATGCGAACCGTGCACAGTTCGCCGAGCACTATCCGCTGCTGCGCCAACGTCATTCCGTCCCACACCGACGCCACGTCGTCGGCGGTCAGCAGCCGGATCGATGCCGCCGACCGGCGCCGCACCCGCAACCGTTCCTCGAGGTTGACGATCTTCTCCTTCAACCGGCCCGTCCCGGCGCGCAGCTGCTCCATCGTGATCTGACCCTCGGCGAACGCCTCCGCCAGCGCATCCTGTTTCCGCCGCAACGACGCGGCCTCCGCCCGGACCGCCGGCACATCAACCTCTTCGGTCCGCTGCAACCCCGCCCCCACACCGGGCTCGGACAGACGCGCGATCAGGGTGTCCCGCACGAACACGTCCACTGGGGCGGCGTGCCGGTAGACGTGGCCGCGCATCTTCCCGCACCGATATCGGCGCTGGTGCCCGTTCCGCAGCCCGCCGGAGGCGATGTTCGCGCCACAGTCGCCGCAGACAGCCACCCCGGCCAGCAACAGTTTCGGCCCGGCCACCCATGTCTTCTTCCGCGACGGATCCTGCAGCACCGCCTGCAACGCGGTCCAGGTGTCCTCATCGAGCACCGGTTCCCACTGCCCGCGGATCGGGGCACCGTCGTCGCCGTACAGAACCTGGCCGTGGTACGTGCGCCAGCCGACGAGGCGCGGGTTCGTCAACACCTGCCTGACGATGTCGGTCGTGTACTCGTTGCCCTTCAAGGTGGTGCGCCAGCCGGCGGCGTTCCAGCGGCGGGCGACCTCGGCCATGCTCAGGCCATCGATCATCCACTGGGCGGCGTCCCGGAGGGCGTCTGCCTCGGCCGGGCGAAGGTGTTTGCCGCCGGGCTCCCACCCGAACGGCCGCACCGACGCCTGCACCGCGCCCTGCAGGGCGCGGGAGCGGTTCGCGTCCCGCTGCCGGCGTGCTTTCGCTTCGGACTCGCCACGCGCGACCGCGCCCTTGATGCGGGCGTAGAGGCGGCCGGAGTCGGTGGCCAGGTCGACTTCGCCGGCGACGGAGGCGAGCGCGACCCGGTGTTTGTCGGCGAGGTCGATGAGGTGCTCGAGTTCGATCGGGCGCCGGTACAGCCGGTCGAGGTCGTAGACGGCGATGCCGTTGATTCGGCCTGTGCGGAGGTCGTCGAGCATGCGTTCGTAGGCGGGGCGGGTGACGCCGGAGTAGGCGGAGATGTCGTTGTCGGAGTAGACGTCGACGATGGTCCAACCGAGCTCGGCGGCCTTGGCGCGGCACATCTGTTCTTGCCGTCCGACGCCGGCGGCGTCGCCGGTTCGGTCTTGGCTTATCCGGAGGTAGATGCCCGCCAACACGCTCAT